TCTATCACTGTAAAAAATATATTCCAATGACCTAAAGTTTACATTGTATACACCGGAATTAAACTCGAATAATACTATCCAAGAGCTATCGTCGCTGGTGCCCTGTGATGATAAATCAAAGTCGCCGGTGTTTAAATCAACAACATCAATGATAGACCAAGCACCTGTGAAATTGTCATAACTCAATCCGAAATTCAACTGTAATTCTATTTTTTCTTTAATTGTATCAATTAGTGTAGTAACACTGTTAGAAAAAGCGGTGACAACACCTGTTATTAATGCATCGCTGGGCAATACATTATTGACTGTTACTGCTCCTAGCCCCGATTCCAATAATCCGCTGCCAGTTCCTAGACCATTGTTGTCTGAGTTGATCGCTACATAAATCACTGTTCTTTCTTGACCATTGACCGGAGTTCCAGTTACCAATTGATTTTGAGCATTAAAGAATTTGCCAATTGGTGCCGAAACTTCTAACAAACTACCCAATTTAAATCTATTGAGTGGCGATCCAGCTCCGCTACCTATTTCTAAAACAGTATTGCTGTTATTGACAAAATAACCTGTATTTTGATTACTGCCTGTACTGACTGATTTCCATTTTACCCCTGTTACGGATATCAATGGATAGTTATCGTAGTAGAAATGTAAGATTTCGGGATCGCTTAGATTGGGCAAGATATTATTTCTTAATACAGTATCTAGTTCAATGCCGGTGCTATAACTAAAACTCAATGATTTGTTTTGATTATTTCGATGTAATACACCATCATTGGCAAAAACATTGGTTCTACTGTATTTCCCAGTGGGATCAATTATGTCAATGAATCTACTGATACCGCTGCTGGTGCGATTTACTGCTTTGACTTTGACTATGTTATTGAATGCTGTATAGGGATAGATGTTATAGTCTTCTCCCGATACCATTCGATTTTGGGTATAATATTGTTGCGGGGCACGTTGTTTGATTTCTGTCAGTGTTTCTCTCGAAGAAGCATTGTTGACAGTGTATTGTAAACTGGCACGAAATGTCAGTGTTTCAACACGACCTGTTCTGCTGACATAACCTATGCTGATCACAATGTTTTGTAATTCTCTACTGGAAATTTTGTATGTCAAGCCATTGCAAATTCTGTGATAAAATCTATATCTTCCGCGCGGTGTATTGGCAAAACTGCCATCACCAAACACCAACGATACTTGATCGTTGTTTCTACTATTGATCTGATAGATATTACGATTTATACTGTTATTGTAGATTACATTGACACCCGACACCGAACTAACTGGAGTCCAAAATTGATTTTCTATGCCCTCAGTATTGAGCCCATATAGCCAATGATCTGTTTGATTGATATTGTCAACATCCACATTGATCACACGATTGGGCAATGCCTCGTTGATTTCAAAATCAAAGGACTCTGTTTGGCCTTGCTTAAACATCAAGAAAAATCCAGTGTTGATACTGTTATTTCCTAAATTATCGTTGCGATATAATACGTTGAAAATTTGTCCTGCCAATGGAGGTCTTTCGTAAAGATATTCCTCATCAACACTGGTGGCACTGACTACTTCGAATGTCATATTATTGTCATTGACTGTGTCAACAAATCTCACAATAGGAATCTGTCCAGTTAATAAATTAATTCCGTACTCTTCGGTTCTCACGCCTGCAATAGTTTGAGTGTTACCAGGTTTGCCTACTATTTGGCTGTTGACCAAAGAGGCATTGAGTATTGTGCGAAATTGTTCTTGCCAATTTTCATTGTTGGAATCGTTCCAGTTAACTGCCACATTGGCCAAGTTAATACCATCACTGTCTATTACTGTTTCGGTGGTACTGACACTGTCAATTTTTAGTAATCCGCTGGAACTTTGTGCTCTTTTGGGATTATAATTGATCAATTTTGCCAGTTTTAATACACTGTCTCTACGCTCTGCTGTATCAATAAAATTTTCTCTGGCATTAAGATCAGCACGAAATGCCAAATTTTGACCCAACCAAGCAATGAGATCAATCAATGCCACATATTCACTGCTTTCGATGTAGTCGTTGAAATTTTCGGGGTAATTCAACCTTAGATAATCAATCATACTTTTACGCAGTGTTTCAAAGTCGTAGCTTTGAAAATCGGCATTGCGAAAACTCTGATATATTCTAGTCCAATCTTCTGCTAAAAGAGTACGATTTTGTCTTGTTGTTATGGCCATAAAATTTCTCAATACAGGAATATAGTATTTATCGACGGTTATTGGGCTATAGATCTCTGGTCAAAATTTAAAATCAAGGTGTCTAGTTCGTTGGTATCTCGAACACGAATCTCTAATTCGATTTGTAGTCCATGCTCGAAATCGGTTATAACAGCATTGGTAATATCGATTCTGGGATCGCTGCCGGCAATATTAATGATATCTTGTTCAATCTGTGTTTTTAGTTCGTCTGTGAAAGGATCGAACAGCACATCCCATATTATGGTTCCAAAATCAGGATTCATTACTCGTTCGCCCTTACGAGTATTAAAATGATTGAGTAAATCTTGTTTGATCAATTCGTAATCATTGAGTTTAAAAACTTTTTCTCTAACTTTGGTACTGAATCCGCGATATATCGGCATTTCATGCTCCTTTACTTAACACATCTATGGCATACCTGCCAGCATTATAATAATCTGTACCACTGGTACCATTGGCATCTACTCCGGCCCCGCTGGATCTCCATCCCAATGCACCTCCACGATTCGGGCCCAACAAATGAGACACACACAGCATACCAGCAATGGCACATAAATCGTCGCCTTCTTTGATACCTCTATTTTTAAGCAGTTGACTGTAATTGGCTTGCAATTGTTCATACATTGTCAATTCTTGTACTTGAGGGCTGGATAACCATGCTGACTTACTGGCAATATTGTTTTTATTAGTCCACGCATTGGGATCGTTTAATGCTGCTTGTCCCAGTCTCGAATAAAAATCTCGTCGAATATATCCTCTATCAGCTAATGCAGCAGCACCAAATTGATACTTTCCTAAATACCCATATTGATTCTCAGCTGAATAATTCCAATTACTTTCTCTCCATCCCATCTGAGCCATGACAGCACGAACATCGCTGACAGACAACGGTCCTACGCCCCCCGGCGGCGTGGGTTGCTGATTCAATCTTTCCAATGGTAATCGTTTTTTTATTCCTCTGCCCTGAGCAGCACTGGGGCCGGGGTCTAATCTTTCTGATCCTGTGCCCACTGGAACGCCTTGCCCATCTACTACTTGGCCGTTGCTATATCTCAATGTTGATGCTTGACATTCCAGTGCCGAAATGACAGGTTCATTGGCAGGTTCAGAGCTGAGATCTTCACCTCCCTGTAATCGTCTTGCTCCTCCTGTGCTTTGACTGGTCAATGATCTACCAGATTGATTTCCCGACGATGCTGTGCTTTGAAAATCTGTCACGCCAGCAGAAGAGCTTTGAGGGTTGACTGGAATACCGGCTCGTCGATTCCATGGCTCATGAGTTGGCACAGCCGTGGCAATACTGGTCAGTATATCGGGCTGGAATCCCCATGTGTCATTGGGTGTTTTTTTAGTGTCACCGTGTTTTTTAACCACTATCTCCGGTGGAGGTATTATAGGAGGACCACTGTTGATAAACACGTTGCCTGGCTCAGAACTTTGTATACGAATCTGATTTGGAGCAGCCAAATCAACCGTGCTGGACACAATTCTCGTTCCAGCAGACGCCGATAAGTCAGTCTGAGTTGCTTCACTCCTTAGAGCATAGCGAGCTTTGATGTTGACATCCCCACCGGCCTGCATATTGATGTCTTGATCGCTGTGTAAATTGATATCGCCTTGACTTCTGACATTGATACCGTTGCTGGAAAATATATGTAAATGTCCCGAATTACTGAGTTCTATCCATACACTGCCATTGCTATTACTGATATACATGGTCTGACTACTGTCATGCATGACAATTTGATGCCCAGCAGCAGTGCGTAATCTTATGGCTTGATCGTTGCCATTGAAGTCACCGTCGTCCATGATAAATGTATGACCACCCTGACGAGCACGAATTTCCAATTCCTGTGTTGTGGCTTCCCCTTTGACAAATTTTTCCAACAATTCGGGGTTGTCTTTGAAGTCGGGGTCGGGCCTGCCCGGTGTGCTAATTCCAAAAACACTACTTGGTGCTTCTCTTTGACTACTACTGGTATGTGTTCCTCTTATGGAATCATTTTCCAATCCTTGTTGTACCAGCCGTTCAAATTGTCGTCTATGTAATGGTCGTTGATTATTGTTGAGATACCCGGGTTTACGTAGATTTTTGTCGTATTCGTTGAATTCCAGTGTGGGATAATTATTTTTTGCTTTTGTTTTTGAATCTAGATCTCCAGCATCGGTCCATTTGTCGTTGGAACTTAGTCC